CCTGGCGCTTCGACGGCCACGCTGCGTACCTTCCACTTGATACTTATGAGGCCTTAACCGCATCGGAGGTGTCTTTCAATAAGGCTCTCGCCTTAAAGGAGGCTCCAAAGATGCTTAAGGCGGTTAGTCCCTTCTCTAGGGACTACTCGCTCTTTCGCAATGCGGTGGAACTTCGCGATCTTCCCCGGAGTATTCTGCAATTACAGAAAACTCTTGAGAATCTTCGAAAAGTTTTTGATTCCTTCGGTCGCGCGTCTTCTACTAGAGATCTAGTTTTTGATCTCAAGCGGTCGGCCCGCGACATCCCGAGTGAGTATATTGGTTATCACTTCGGATGGAAACAAACCTACAAGGATCTCGTGGAATTGATGGAATTGCCCGAAAAGATCACCAAGAAGATTAACTTCTTGATGGCCCGTTCTCGCAAAGCCACAACGTTTCGCACCAGTAAAAAGTTCCTTACTGGTGCTTCGGGTGTCTCCGGCTTCGTATACCACACTATCTCGAATTTTGAGTTTAACCAAACTCAGACTTCGAGGATCGTTAGAGAGTCTGAACTACGCCTTGTTGTCAATGCGTTGTTCGACTTTCCTCCGATCAATAATGTCTCGCTCCGATTCAACCAGGTATGGTATGATCGTGCGGGGATCAATCCCAGGTTCATTGACATCTATAACTTGATGCCGTGGACCTGGCTCGTTGATTGGTTTACTGGTCTTGGTAATTACCTCGAACTTATTGAGGAAATGAACCATGACCAGTCTCTAATCAACTGGGGCATGCTTACTTGCCATACGGAAGGTAAGCTTGTGACTGATTGGTATTCCGATGTTCCTCAGTATCGCACCGTCCATCTGGACAATGTTCTGAAAGAGGAATCGGTTACGGGTTTGCCGTACCGACATCAATCGACATTGTTCTACGAGTGCAGAACGCGCCAGGACGTAGCGACCCTGTATGATGTGAACACTACTAGCACGCCGTCTAGTTTAACGGCGTACCAGCATTCCATCCTTGGATCACTTTTACTCCAGCGATGGAATAAAATTAGACCGTCATAGATTAGAACCCTATGATTGTCCTCATTTATACAACCGACTAGGAGACGTCCAATGCTTGCCGACCCTGTTGACGTTGCAGCCGCATCCCCAACGCCTGCTCTTAGCTTTAAGATTGTAAAGCAAGACGGCTATGGTTCAGAGCGGAGAGACGCGACGGCGGGTTATACCGTCATCACGAATCACCAAACTCTGAAGGGCGGAGGTGACAAACACTACCTACAGATGCTGAAGGTAGTTGTCGCCCCCGACCCAGTTACGGGCGTGAACAAGAAGTATACTGCTTCTTGTTCACTCACAATCGTACGGCCCGTCACTGGCTTTACAGATGCCGATGTTGTGGCACTCTGTAAGGCCTTGACGGACTACCGTGACGATTCGCAAGTCACGACTGCAAGGTTGATCGGCTTCGAATCTTGACTACTCTATAACGGGGCCTCGTGGTCCCAGAAGGGATCTACGATGTTCCGTAATATGAATAGTTATAGAATCGAGCTCTTCATCTCCTTTGCCCTCCGTATTATCCTCTGGTTCGGTCTAGCCATGATTGTTTACGTCATGGCTGGCTGTTCCAACAGGATCGTTACGGACGGCACTGCCAATAGCAATATTGTCAGGCAGAACGCGCAGTTATGCGTCGGGTTGAAAGCGGACTCGGAATCATGTACCCCACTACTTGGAGGAAATGATGAAAAGTCCGATAGAGCTCCTCTTCAGCCTGCTAAATGATATACGCAGGCTGAACCCTGGTGTGAAAGGGCTTGAGCGTGACAAAATCACGCTCGAGTGTAGGTTCGAAAATGAGGGTCTTAGTTTCCTAACCAAGACCTTACCTACCTTATGTGACTCCTTTGTACAAGGACTCTCAACGGGTAGGTTCACCTGCCCTGCGGGTTTTAAAACGATCCGCGGGGGAACAATCCCGAGACTCTTTTCGGGTATGTTCTGTGAGATATTCGAACCTTCTACTGGGCACCTTAGAGAGTTCCCTGATCAAGGGATCCTTACAGATCTATACCAGGTCTGTAAGCTCGCTAAGAAAACTCAATTATCGTCCGATGATGAAGCTTTGCTTCATGAACGTGCGGTAAGCGAGTTTTACCGGTGTGATGAGATTGCTCGTTTGGTTGAAATACCAGACAGGCACGATCATCTCATCGGGCTTGTCTGTAAACTTATCCTACCCACCCTAGAAGAAAAGGATGTTCAAGATGCAGTTTTCAGACATGGCCCAGGAGCTGTTGCAGAGAGTATGCTTGCCAACCAGAAATGGTCGGCAATCATTTCCGGAGACCGTGATACAGGTCTCTCGGCCGCCCCAGAGTGGTCTAGTTTACATGAGTTTCTCGCTCATGTCACTGGACCTCAGCTTCCAGGTACACTTGACGACGTTAGAAATTGGCGCAGTGGTTCTTCCCTTCCGAGCTTTCAGCCCGGAGGAGGAGAAGCTGTACCAACTTTGTCGCCAAGCCCTGGAAAGCGCCCTGGAGTCTCTCCGCGAGCAGCTTACCAGCCAGCAGCTTTTGCTAGACTTGTAACCGTCGCTAAGGATTCCTCCTCACGACGGACAATAACGGTTGAACCTGTGGTGAATCAATACCACCAACAGGGACTAAGTGCTATGCTCAAAGATAGTATCAATGAGTGTAGCATCTTAAACCGCTGTATAGCATTAGAATCTCAAGGGCATAATCAACTACTTGCCCTTGAGGGTTCCCGTCACGACAATTGGGCAACCCTAGATTTGAAGTCTGCTTCCGATCTCCTCAGCGTTAAGCTGGTGAAATCGGTATTCAGGCATCATGCGTTATTTCTTACGCATATCATGGATTGTCGCACTTCCCTAGTAAAGAGCGATCTAAGATCAATCTCTACTCTTGGGAAATTTGCCGGGATGGGTAACGCTCTGACGTTTCCTCTCCAGTCCATTTGCTATGCTACCGTTTGCATAGCATCTATTTTGGACTATGATGGGGCTCGCCCCACCATAAGGAACGTTAGACGTGCTGCTGGACTGCTTCGTGTTTACGGTGACGATATAATCGTCAGCACGAAGTATGCACACCAGTGTGTCGACTGGCTTCAACAAGTTGGCCTCTTGGTCAACAAGAAGAAGAGCTTCCTTTCTGGTAACTTTAAGGAAAGCTGTGGTGTCGATGCGTTCCGTGGCGTCAACATAACGCCCGTTTACCTTCGGCACCACCCAGACCAAATCTCGCAAAGTCCAAGCGTTTGTGCCAGCTTCGTAGCCCTTAGTAACCAGTTATGGTTAAAGGGGCTTTATGAGGCCAGCAACTGCGTTCGCGACCATGTGGAATCGTATTTAGGAAAACGACTTCCACTTGTCGGCCGCAACTCCGGTTCGCTTGGGTGGATATCTCGTCTAGATGCGTCTACTCCTCATAAGTGGTGTAGGCGTACACATCAGCTCCTTCAAAGAGCTTTTGTGCAAGTCCCCCTGAAAAGGCGGGACCGACTAGATGGGATACCTGCTCTCTTAAAGTGCCTTACTACGCCCCTTCTGGGTCGTGATAAGGATCACCTTGAGAGAACTGCTATCCGGTATAAAACCCGGTTAGCCGCGAGATGGGTGCCTATCCGAGTAGGATAGGTTAAAGCCGCGGAGGCATATTGCCACCGCGCCAGGGACGGCTTATAATCAGTCTCATGTCGGCTGTCGCCGATGACCCGACGGGCATTAACCCGTCTAGTCGAGCTGAAGCTCGGGAATCTCTATTAGTCCATTCGGTCCGTGAGGGCCGAAGAGTATTTGACTAACAACCAAATACCCCTAATAGAGGAGCTCCCAAGTGCAG